TCAATATTCATTGTTGAAAAATTGTGTTTTTAAGTTTTCGATTTCGTTTTCTAGCTGAAGCTTTTTGAACTCTTGAACTGCCGTAATATTTCCCTTGTCTGCCAATCCTTTCAGACTGTTGGAAATATCAAATTGACTTTGTAAAATTCCTCTATCATAATGATGCCGAACCAAGGTATCTTTATCATTCCACTCCAGCATAAACACCTTTAGATTTACATCTAAGTATTTGGCTATATTTCTCGGAGCGAAGTTGCTAGCTGCTAAAGTTTCAATTTGGCTGTACTGTTCCTGCGACAGCCTTAGCTCGGATTTGTACTTCACTAAAGAGTTTGCTTCTGAATTCATAGGTGTCTTTTGAATTATAAAATACATATTGCTCATAAAAGGCATTCTCTGAATGATTTCCTGAACCTTCTATGCCAAAATACTGGTCTTTTGTTTTAATTAAGGTAACTTTTGCATGACTCCAAGAAAACTGAACCTCAAAATTGGGTCTGGAATGCACTTGCGCTGCCAACAAATCTACCGTAGTCGGATTTCTTTTAATTAACGAATCTGAAATCATTAACGTAATGCGTTCTGCGTAACCTTTGTCGTGCAGTTCTAATAAAGCATCAATTACACGTCTGCTGATAGAATAGGTGCAAATCTGCAAGTGTTCTATGCTTTGATGTTGCGCTATAAAAGGTATAAATGTAAAAGCGTTAAATGAATTGTCTGTCTGCAAAAAAAAGAACTCTTCATCAGTAGGAAGCCTTAACAAATCTTTGTGCAAATAAGCTATCTTTTGAAAATGCTTATTGATGTACTTTGATTTGAAAACAGAAGAAACCTTTTGCTCTTCTGCTTGCTGCTTTCCTGAAATATCAAAGAATTTGTTTTTCATCTAACTTTGCTTTAATCATTTCTCTTTTTGTTGAAGTAAGACAAATTAAACGCTCTACTTCTTTTGAAGCTTCCGTTTTTAGTTTCTTGCGAAGGCGTGATAATTTTGACCCTAGATTCTTATACGCTTTGTACAAATCTAAATCTTTCATATGGTCTACTTCTTCCTGCAAATTCTCCTGGTCAAAAATGGAATGCTTTTTTAAAAGCTTTCCGTTATCCCTATAAAACAGAAGCTCGGCAAATGCGTCTTGATCCTCGTTGTAAGCTTTAATGGTCTCTTTGGCTAATTCAAACAAATCTGCATTACTTAATACCGGCTTTTCAAAATCATCTACGAGCTTCGTTCTGTTATTATTGACTGTGATGTAACTGGTAATCATATCAGCCACCAGAATCTTCAATTTGTCAGGACAATCTTTGTCCGCTAAAAAAGGAAACAGCTCTCTTACTCCCCTTGCTCCAAACTTTTTTTTTGTTCAGCTAAGAAAGCGCTCAGGGTTGCACTTGTTTTGTCTTGCAACTCCACATCAAGCAGCTTTGCCAACGTAAAAGCCAAGCCTTTAAATTCGTGGTAGCCTGCTTTTTCTAAGTCCAAGGCTTTCAGTTCTTCATTAGCTTGCTGTAAGGCGTTTGCTTTTTCTTCCTCAGTTTGAGTTTCATCTTCTTTACCTAAATCTGCTTTTTTGCTTTTTTTAGCCTTTTTTCCTTTTTTCACTACAAAAACTGCATTACGCAATTCTGCATCAGAAATGCTCCAAGCCTTTTGCACATCGTAAATCAAAGACTTTAAGCGGTCTTTTGAAAATCCTGATCTGTTGTAATGCGCAGTGAGAGAAAGATTCTTTCTTGGCGCAGAACTAAGCGCAGGAATTAAGGCAGAGAAACGTTGTCTTTCGTTCAATTCGGCATCTTTAATTTTGTTAATTACTTTTTTCTTATCCATAACTATGGGTTTAATTTGATTAATCGCATCTAAAGTAAGTAGACATCAATCCTCAGGATGTGACACTACAAAAAAAGCCCCTTCATTACAAAGAGGCTTTTCAAACAAATCACAAAAAATCTATGCTCTACTTCGCTCAATAAAGAAAGTTGTAGTAGCGTTTTCAAATACTTCAAAGAGTATTCTCGCTCCATCTAAACCAATGAAGGAAACACCATCTTTCAGGATAAATGTTCCGGCAGTTGCAGCTCCGTCTGAAATAACAGCAGGGTCTGCACCACCACCACCAAGAACAGAAACAAATGTTCCAGCAGTTAAATCTGTACTTGCAACACTTACCGCTTCTGCGGTTGCAGAAGAAGGCAATTGTACCAATACCCCATTTGCAATAGTCAAGGCTAAAGCAACAGTTGGCGCTACAAATGGAGTAGACACCGGGTCTGGTCCATCGTAAAAGCCAGGAACAATATTGTCATTATTCATATTGCTAAAAGTAAGCTCATAATGCGTACTTTCATTATTGCTTACCAAGTTGGCACGCATTTTCATTGCTGCACAATCACGTCCAAGAATGGTTTTTCTCTGCCCACTGCAAGAACCGAATAATACAATTACTTCAATGTCTTGTCTTGCGTGAACAAATTCTCTAATCTCCAAATGGTCTCCTGGGTAACGAATAGCAAATGTCTTATTAATAAGTGCTGCATCTTCTTCTCCATCACTTTCAAAACTTAGGTCTTGAAAACTAGGGGTGTTATATAAGCTTAAAGGCTCAGTTCCTGTTTTTAGCTGAAATATACCTTCGTGCAAAATTCCTTTTGCATTTGGAGTAGGGATTTGCAGCAAGTCCTGTAACTTAATTACAGTAATGTAATTCTGCTTTGGCTGTGGTCCTCCAGGACTAGAGGTGTTTCGTTTTTTATCTAAAACTTCCATGATAAAATTATTGTTTAAAAATATTATTTAAAATCAAAAAAAACTAAGGCGATTGTGTAAACCGCCTTAGTGAAATTTCTAGGCTATGGTTCGAGAATACTCAACCCACACGCCATCTACAAAAATCAGCACTAACTCATCTCCCGCCTTAATTACTGCATTAGATGCTACTGCTATATTTCCAACTACGTTGCTTACCGTTAAATTTGCAGTTGGGGCTGTTACGTTAGTAATGGTCAACTTTTGGTTATAGTTACCATTCTCAATACCAGTTACGGTAGTAGCTGATCCGTTAAAGGCTTGATTCAACCCGTCCTTCACATCTATTACTGCACCGCTAAATTCGTGTATTTCTGCCGCATTAATTGCTGGTGCTGTAGTTCTGCTTAGCTCCTTCAAATTAAGAGCCGCGTCTACAACTAGCGTAATTGTTCCGCCACTAGATAAATCAAAGTTAGCATCACCTGCCAAGATAAAAGTAGTATTGTGTACCAAGGAAGCAGTAACACCGCTTGTATTTCCTTTTATCTTTACAATCTGTCCTTCAAACAAATTGGTTTTGTCTAAGGCAGTAATGTTAGTTTCAAAACCCGACTGAATAACCAAGTTACTGTACTTAACCACCAACTTACCAGTTGCATTGTCAAAAAACGGAATAAAGAAATCTTTCTTAAATGGGAAAACTCCATTAGTCCATACACTTTGCACCTTAAAAGCATCCGGGTCTCCTTCTTCTACTTCTGTACCTAAATGCTTAAAGCCTACACCATATTTATAATCTCCATGACCATAAATCATACGTCGTAACATTTGAAAAGTTAAGATAGATTTTTCATTTGGCAGGTTCTCTAAGATTTCAATATTATCATCAAAAGTGATAAAATGCACATTTGTTCCGGCTAAATCATGTAATGGTACCATTCTAATGTTAGTGTAATTTTCTATAGTGTCATAATCTGCGGTAGTGGTGGTCTTGTAATTTCCAAACAACTCTTTTTTACGTGTTCTATAAAGCTTGATGTGATCAGGCTCCATGTAATAAACTAAGTCTGTATTCTCTCTGATTTCTTCAGTAAGATTTTCACGTACAGTAGCTTCTACATAATCAACAATGTTTTCAGCAGTTGGTAAGCCTAAAGAAGGAACTTTTACTTTTTTATCTGCATACACCGCTCTAAACAACTGGTACAACAAACCATCTTGTCTGTTTATGAATCTTCCTGCAACGGTAGCGTTGTCTGGAGTTTCTACGTGTACCCCTTTTACAGAAGAAATTCGATCTTCGTTTCTAGCTTTCTTCATTAGCTCTGAAACTAAGAATTGAACAAATGCCATCTTGTAAGGACCACTACCATTATCTACAAATCTATTTAACCAAGACTCTTCTAAACTTTGTAAGTCGTTTCCTGTCCATTCAACATCAATAGAGACTGGAAATACTTTACGTACTTCTGGCTGAATCTTTTGTTTGTTTTTTGCTAACCAAGGCAATTTTCTAACCTGAGTAACTTCATCAGAAACTATTCTACCGTCAGCAACTTGATCAGATACATTTATACGTCTTGGCCAAAATGAAGGAAGCTCCAACATATCTCTATGCAAGCTATCTATAGTTGAAGGATTTTCACGAAAGTATAAATCTACATCACCGTTTAATTTCTCAACATTTACTTTACCTGCAGTGCCATTCCAGTCGGTTTTCGTCTTAGAAATACCGGCTGCTCTTCTGTTCCAGTTACGCCCATCAAACGCCATAACAGCGGAGTTCTGCGCAAACAAGTGAGTAGCACTATGTGCTATGCCTAAATTCATATTTTTAGCATTTTTATGTTTATCTGGCTCTTCTTCTTCAACCAGTTTTTTTATCATTGCATCCGTTTTTTTGCGGTATGCCGTAAAATCAGCAACTAGACTATCTAGAGCTGCATTAGGCTCAACAGAATCTGGTTTTGCTGAATGTTGTCCTAAATCTGAATTAGAACCTTCGCCTGCCATTTCTGCAATCTCTTCTTCTGTGTATCCAGAACCTTCTAGAGAAGAACGGAATTCTGCTCTTGCAGCTGCAATCTGGTCTTTAAGTGCATCCTTTTCAGCTTTGCTGTCTACTTCGCTTTTCAGCTCTTTGTTTATTCTTGCAACCAAAAGCGAATAGTCCTTTTCTCCAAGGGCTTCTGTTATTTTTTGCTTCTGCTCTTCATCAAAGGCGAGCTTTCCTTCTTCTTTCGGTAATGCGCTAATACCTAGCAGCGCATACAGAAAACTAATTGTACTGGCTAATCGTTTCATGGGTACTTCTATTTAGGGTTAATATTTAAGTTCTGAAAGCATCATGACCATATCTATTGCCTTTTTTAGGCTGCCGACACTGTCTATCATGCCGTATTCTTTAGCTTCTTCCGCTCCAAATGTTTTACCGGTTAGCACGCCTACTTCTTCCTTAAGGTTTGGACGAGCTGCGCGTACATCTGCCTGAAAGCGTTTAGCCGTAGGAGAAAGGTATTCTTCTTTAATCATTTCATACTTTCCTTCTCTAGCCAGTTTAAATGCTAAATTCTTGTGCTCACTTTGGGGAGCGTATATTTCGTGAAAGACAATTCCTTTTTCTTCTAAATATTTTTGATTATCTGCAAAAGACATCATCACGCCAATGCTTCCTACGCATGCAGAAATTGAATTACTCGCCATGATGTGGTCTGCAACCAAGCAGGAAGCCCAATAATGTGCAGACGCACACATATCAACCAATGCCACAATCGGCTTAGTCTTATTGGCTGCCAAACGCTCAAATTCCGAAACGGCAGAAACTCCACCTCCTGGACCATCTACATTAAGGACTATTCCTTTTACGTTTGGGAAAGACATCATCATCTCAATGTCATTGGTAAGCTTGTCTGCACCAACCGTACACAAATCTGAATACTTCATTAATGGACCAATAGCAGAAGCATAGCCAACTACTTCTTGCCTGGCATTGCCTTCCATTACATCTAATGCAGAAACACGATAGCCTTGACGGTCTAAAAAATTAATACTGGAGCTTTTTTGAGTAGTAGGTAACGTAATCGCTTTGCGCTGGAGCAAATCTGCCACAATAGGCAAATAAGTAGAAAGACTAGGAATATGAAAAGCCCATTCTCCTCTTGAAATTTCGTGCAAACTGCGATTAAGTTCCATCTATTGGTATTTTTACCAAAGATGCAGCTAGGTTGTTATTTTCGGTGTGACACGTTTATTTTCGTTTATTTAGATATTTTTTTGAATTTTTCTATGCCACGGCTTCCAAAGTAAGCCAGACATACGGTAATGAGTAGATTCTTAAGCAACTCCACCCATTCTTTTGCAACCACAAAACCTTCAATTGAACTGTCTAGCATGACAAATACAAACATGCAAATAAGCAAGAAAGCCAACGTCATAGGCCTAATGTTCTTGCTAAGCCATGAATCTGAAACCATGTCAGAATTCCAGCGATTAGATATAGATTGCATTTCTTCTTTGTCTAATGCCAACTGACCCAGAAGAAGCTGCTTGTCAAAGTCTGACAAACCACTTTCTCCCCTAATCTTATCTCCTAAATCTTCTAATGCTTTAATGTTTGTTACCTGTCCAGCTATACTTAGCAGTTCTGGTGCAATGGTTTTTCCTTGGTCTGCTAACCAACGCAAAGCATCACCTACTCTTGTAGTTCCGTTTCTGTCTTTATAAGATTGCTTTTTTTCTGGCATGTTTTTATTTTGAATGTTTTTACCAACGCGCTCTAGTCCCTCTAATATCGTAATGTACAAAAGTGGAGTAAGCACTTAATCCACCTTGCATCATTTTTCCTAAAGAAATCAGCTTTTCAATTTCATTAAAAACTTGATTAGAAGTCATTCCTTTTACTTTTAAGTCAGCCGCTAAACCTTTAACGTGTTTACTTCTTCCGCTTCTGCGTTGCTTTAGCTCCCAAAACAAAGGCCTAAACGCTATATTAATATGTATAGCCTTACCTGTGTGATTTCTTAAAACTTGTAACTGCTTAGCCAGTTTTAAAATGTTCTGTCTTACTTCAGCATTAGTGTTGTATAGCTCAATTACTTTCTTTTGACTTTCAGCATCAAAAAAAACACTTTCTATAAATTCTGATAAATGGAAGTTAGCCGTGAGTTGCATTTTGCTTGTATTAGTATCTTCCACAAATTTGCAGAATACTCAGCCTATTTGGTGTGACACTATGAACACTTAATGTTTCTGTTCGACTTTTTTGAGCAGAAAAAAGACAGCCGCTTATCTTCTTTTTGATAGCGGTAATAAGAACGGCGCAGAGCTTCTGGGTCTATTTCAAAATCATACAAGTTGTATTTAAGCATAAATAAGTGAACGCCCGCACGTAGACCTTCAGAATCTTTTGAAGAGCTGTAGCCTTCTAAGAAAAAAAGCAATGATTGAGAAAACACGCCTTCAAAATGATTGTTAATTACGTCCACTCCTTCTTTTGGAAGATGCAAAAACGCATAGTTTCCAGAACTGTATTTGTACATTTCTGCATTCCATTGTTTTTTTGGATAGGAGTTTTTTACCCTTATAAAAATAGAAAAACGTTCTAAATCTGGAATGGGCTTAATGGCTTTTTCACAAAGCAACCGAATAATTTTTCCTAAAGAATTATGAATTGAAATATCTACCACCTTAGCTTCAACTCCATCAAAAAGTGCTTCGTTTTTAACCGAGAATTCCTTCATCATAAAAGGAATAAGATACGGACGTATTTGTACCGGAATAAGTTGGTGATGCTTTTCTATGGTTACCATGCAAACTTATTTGTTGTCTATTTTTCTGTTTAAGTTGTCTACATTCTTGTCTATTCTAATCAAAATATCTTCAAAAGATTTTACCTGAATGTTCCATTCTGCTCTAGGAACAAAAAGAATGTTTTTTGTTTGCAAAGGCATGTGTTTATCTGCGTCTTGCACATGCGTTTTAATTTCCTTAGATAACGCCTTATCTCGTATTCCAGAATTCACAATGTGCAAATCTACACGTTGCTGCCATTGCGCAGCATACCACCCAAGTGAAAGCAGTACCACTAAGTTTGCCAAGGTAACTCCTGCTGTAAGATTCCTTTTAAGCTCCTCTTTTTTTATGTCTGTCATTCTTGCTATGTGTTGAAAATAAAATGCCACGCCAATCCTGCAATTACAAAACCTAAACCTACTAACGCCATGTCCTTGTAGCTTTCTTTTGTCTTGGAATTTCTACTGGTGAAATGGTATTTATACAAGAATTGCATAAACTTATTTGAAGAATTCCTGCCACTTAAATAAGCTTGAATAATCTCAAATATGCCGCCTATACAAAATCCAGCAATAGCATTCACTAATATCATTTCAAACCATCTTAGTGATTCAAAATCTAGTACAAGCACTATTGGAGTGAATAGAATTAATCCTAAAATAATATGGATTATTGTTTTTTGTGTTTTGAAAAATTTTTTCATTTTGTTTGTTTGTTTTAATTTATTAATTATAAAAGTTGATTCACTTCAGGTTTTTTAAATTAAAATGACCACCAGAAAACCAAGTTGAAAAATCTACTATAGTTACCAATAATTTTATTATATGACCGAATATGGTCATATTATTTAAATCAAAGTTCTTTTTCATGGCGTAAGATAAAGTTTCACCAGGTTTACCAAACTCATACATTAAAGTTTTTGCCATGCTTAATTGCCAAAATTCTTTATATATAGAATTAAAAGCTATATCAATATTTAAAGCATCTTCAAATGCCATACCACTAGCTTTTTTTAAAGTAGCCGTAGACTTAGACATTAATATTATCTGTGCAAAAGTATTAGGTATTGCAGTCAACACAACAACAATTATAGCTATAAAGTTTAGTGCGTAATTACCTACTATCGAAAATAAGTCTTTCATAAGTCCCGTTATTTAGTTAATCTAATCTACTAGATTATTTCAATATCACTACCTGTCAATCCAAAATTAGACTGAGCATCTTTAGCGTATTCTTGGTCGAGAATTGCAGGGAAAACCTGCTGTACTCTCTTTGTAGCATAAGCGTAGATGTTAGCTTCATTTATTCTTCCTATCATGTGTTCAGTTTGAGCTACTAAGGCATTAGGCATTGTGAAGGAAATATCATTTATCTTTCTTTCTTTATTCTGTGCATCAATAAAACTCCATATACCAGTTACCTTTAAAGTATGCTCTGTTAGAGACATATTTGTAAATGTAACTTTAACAATTTCTTCGTTTATTCTAGTAGAATAACGGCTTGAAAATTTTACTTTTTCTTTACTTTGAAATACTGCATTTATTTTATTTGCCATGTTTTTTTGTTTTTTTATATTAATTTAAGAAGGTGAAAATGTTTGTACTCCTACATTAGTATTACCGTCTCCTACAGTCCATGTGTGACCATAATTTTCAACTAAACAATAAATCTTTTCTAGTTCATTTGCTGGATTTCCATTTGATATGTTTTTATCAAAATTAGTAGGAGCTTGGTAAGTTCCAGTAGGAAGATTAGCTATGTTTGCAGTTTGAGTTAAAAAAAAACTCATGTCTCTAAATTTGTTATTTCCACTATCATCTGTTATACTTCCATAACCTCTAGTTACTATAAAATCAAACCAATTGTTGACTACAACATCAGTTCGATCTTGTGTGTTTGTAGACCTATGTGTAACAGTTTTTAATTTATGTAAATAAGATATTTCATCACCTATACTAAGGGTGAGATTATTAAAAGTATTGGAGAAGTTTACTTCATTAAGATTTATTAATCTATCAAAATTAACGTAAGATGTTAAGAAAGGATTTTTGGCTCTTAAAGATAAATTTTCTAAAGAAGTTGGTATATTAAGCGGTAAAGTTGTAAATAGATTATTTCCACCAATATTTAGTCTAACAAGATTTGTTCTATTTATAAAATTTACTGGAAACTCTGTTAAACTTGTTTCTGTAAAATTAAGTTCTTCTAAAAATATAAATTCAGGAAGCCTAGCGAGACTTTCTAAAGCAACGCTATCAGTGAAATCAATTGAAGAATCTAAACTTAGTACTTTAAGAGGTAAAGAAAATAAACTATCATCAATTTTTGGTAATTCAGCATTTTCAACTTTAAAAGAAGTTAATAAAGTTAAAGAACTTAAATCTGCAGGAAAAGATGTTATTCCACTTTCTGAACGAAAAGAAAGATTATTCAAAGAAGTAAACTTTTTAATATCCTGAGGAATTACTTCACCAACATTTACATTAACTGAATTTATACCACTTATTTGTTTAGGCTTTTCAAAAATAAAAACAACTGTATGACTATCTAAATTATCGTTATATTGATGTTCATTTCTATCAATACTATTAGCACCTACAATTAAATTTTTTTCATTAAATGTTCCATCCCCCCATGATATTATTAATTTTTGAGTTTGTAAGCTATAAAAAAGAAAAGTAATACTATTTTTCATTATAGGTTCTCCTTCCTCAGTATTAAAAGTATTACCAGCAAAAAACCTACCTGTAACAGGAGGATCTTGTAAAGTATCTTTTACTATGGGCGTAGGAACAGTAAAAGCTAATCTGTTAAACTTATAACCAAAAACTGCGTCATCTTTTGTAAAGCTCATATTTTTATTAAATTAAGTTAAAATCATTTTTTTCCAAGTACCAGTAGAATCGTTTATTAATTTATAAACAATTCCATTATCACCCGCATTTTCACATATTAATTCAAAACCTACAATTTGATTTTCATACAAAGCGTTAAGTTCAGAATTAGTTAAAGAAGCATTTGTAATACTTTCATTAGTTTCATAAAGATTAATTATTTCTTTAGAACCACTTACTGAGTTTTCACCAACTACAACAATTGCATCTTCTGTTAAGCCTTTATGTTCAGGCATATATCTACTTCCAAAAACATCTATAATTTGCCACTTGTTTAAGCCTCCTTTAGTGATGTATGCGAAAACAGTAGTCCCTCGCAATCCTACATTTGCTACATTGTTTGGTAACGAGATTTGGTTTTCTTCAAGTGAGCTAGAACTACTGTTATCAACTTGTACTTCAAAATTTGAATTGTTAATAAGATGAATAATCTTGTACTTACTAGATACGTTGAACCCAGTGAATACAGCTTTTCCATCTGTATTTGTGCAAACGATAATATTTCCTTCTACTTGGAAATTATCGTAAATACCTCCTGTAATTACTTCTTGCTCTTCAGACTCAGCTTGTAAGTCTTCCAAGTCACTTTCATAAGCAAGTCCTTCCCAATCAGATGGATGAATTATTTCCTTGGAATTGTCAACTAACAATACAATTTCATCAGCATCTATATTAGTGTAGTCTGTTTCTAATGTATTGTTTAGTATGTATATTTGTTGTTTTTTAGAAATTATAGGGTCTACGTAATTGCTTTGCCAAAGCGTGTTATCTTGTGAGTTTAACCAGTCTAAAGGCGTTACTTCTACTGTAATAAATTTACCGTCCCATGCCCCACTTTCATTAACTGTTGAAGGTTTTGCAAGAGTATCTCCATCGTAAGTTAATGAGGTTCTTTTTTCGTGTCCATCTGCTCTTCTACCCCATTGGAATAAATCACCATGGGCTAACTCATCTGTACTTGATGTTGCCGCTTGACTAGCCCCTAAATTTCTGTCTAGCCAAATTCTTTTAGTCGTAGGATTGTAAACAAAACCATAATTTAGACCATTAATTTGAATTATTTTATTTTCATAATTATCTTCAAACTGTTGTTGAGTAAATATCCCTGAAATTATTAATCTTATCGAATTACCTTCTGCTCTTGCATTTGATTCTACCGTAACCCAAGAGCTTGATTGACTAGAAGTTAGAAGTTTAATTGCCTTATAGCCTATTATTGTAGAAGTCCAATACATACCTATCCCATTTTCTTGAAATATGTCACCATAAGGATTTCTTCCTCCTCCTAATATTAACTTTAAAGGAGAATTAAAAGACCCATTTAAATTATTACTTGACCACGTATCTATTTCAGATTGCCACTCTCCAGATGTTGGTAATCGTAAACTAATTACACTTTCAGCAACTAACCATTTATGTAAAGTGTTTATTTCTCTTACTATGCCATTAGTAGTCATATAATCGACAATCTTTTGCGGGATATTATCCTCAAAATTGTCTGCTCCTATATCGCCTAAACTTAGTGTAATTAGTTTTTGTTTGATGTTCTTCAAATAAGACTGTAAGATAAAATCTAACTGTTGAGTAGTCAATCCGCCACTTGGTAAATTGGCAATAAGGTTTTCAAGTTCATTTTTCCAACTAGTAATAGTTTTGTTTTGTACAGGGTTAAAGCTCGCAAGAGAAAAGAAATCATCTATTGGCATCATATCAGAATTATCCGCCTCTTCCAAGGGTTCAAAATCTGCTACAGTTGCAGGGGTTTCACCATCTCCATAATCGCCACGAGTACCTACAAACAAAAAAGAAGTAGGTTCACTAAGAATGGTACCACGTAAAATAACCAAACCATCATCCTCAGGTTGTAAGGTTTGTACTAGATCCTCTGCATTAAGCCAGTCTGCTATACTGGTAGAAATATTTGGAAAGGTAATAAGCTGTGTACCCGGCGCATCTTCTAAATCGTCTGCGGTGGCAGTTGCTTCGTAAGTAAGTTGCAATTCTTCTTCAGTAAGAATGCGTGAACCGCCGTTGCCAAATATGCCTTGTTGTGCATTTTTTAGGCTGTATTTTCTAACGGTAGGCAGAATCATAAATTCATTACCATCGTATGTAAGCAAATACAACACAAACTCTGGTATAGTTCCTGCGGGAATGGTAAAAATGGTTCTGTTGTTTAAATAAGTAGCCACATTTTCAGGAAAAGTGGACATATAAAAAGAATAGCTTGTTTTTTGTAGGCCTTGCAATCCTGCACCACCATCTACAGACAAATTGTCTATCAAAAATTTGAGGTCGTTTAATTTTGCTCGAATCTGATTCCACTCTTCAGCGGTGTAGGTGAAAACGGGAGGCACTCCAGCCAATCTAGCCAACTGCTCTAGTGAATTTTGCTTGGTTTCTAAATTTGAATAGTTCTCTGCCATTATCCTGCGGGTATGTGATATGGAAAGCCAATTCCTTCTAGCTCGGTATAGCCAATAGGAAAGATGCTTCGGTTAGTAAATTGAAATTGTGCGAGGTGTTCATTGGCTATATAGCTAGCCTTTATTTTGGTGTTTTGCTTATAATCGTTTTGGCCAATAACCAAAATGCGGCCATTGCTAAGTTTTAGCATGATAAATCGTGCAGCAATTATTTTTTTAATTTTTTCTGAACGATCATAAGAAGAACGCGGCATACTTATAGTAACTTGTTGTGTATACACGCCGCCAGAAGCATTATTTTGAAACGATTCCTGAAAGCCTGTTTTTGATTTGGTAACATATACCTTTTCAAATGAAGCAGGTGGAAGCGCATCAAAGAAGTTTTGTTGCAAAGTTGCTCCAACAACATGGCTTATTTGCTCTTCAAAAGAAAAGAAAACTCCGCAGATATACGGATAATCAGTAATTTTTTCTGAAAGCATACCAAAACTTTCTACGAATATACGCTAAAAGCGAAAATAGAAGTGTGACTGCCTGTTATTTTCGCTAAAATTAATCTGAAATTTCCAGCATTCGCATCAGAATAAATCCTAAAAATGATTTCTTATAATAACAATTGATAAATCCTTGTGCAAAAAGCCAACCCAAGCTATCTGAAACTTGGATAAGCTCTTCTATATTTTGGCAATTTTGTACTATTTGCTTGACTTCTGAGGATGAAAACATTTTTTTAAGCTTTTTTAAAATAAACATGGTCTAAATCTTACTGAGTTTACTGAGTACACTTACTTTATTACAATACAGCAAGTTATAAAAAAAAATGGCTGTGCAAGTGTCAGTAAGTATCAGTAAGTGAAATTGACTTACTGATACTTACTGACACTTACTGAGTACCTTACTGATACCTTTTTATACTTAACTTATTAATATACAGTAACTTATAAAACATCAGTAAACTCAGTATAAAAAACACCTCGCATATTTTTTTATGGCTCGTATTTTTGTTCTTAGGGTAGCAGGGAGAGTAAAAAAAACTATTCTGGGTATTCAAATCCTTGCTGTTCACCTTCCATTGAATCGGTATATGATGTATCTGGGGTTGCAGGGGTTTCTGTCTGCTGCTCGTTCTTGTCCTTCTTCTCAAAAGGTTCTACTCTATCTCGCTCATATTCTACAGCCAACATCAAGTCATCACACACCGCTAAGTCTTTAATATTTGAGCAGAAAGCAGAGCTTCGTTTGTTGCTGCTGTAGTAATGGCACGCAATGTAGTCTACCCAACCGGCATCTTTCTTTAGCTGGTCTGCCAACACCGTCTTGCTTGGTACAGCTTCTTTATATTGCAAATACCACTGCCTAGAAACTTTGTTGTACACATTTGTCCAAGAGTAATACAGCGTAGTTCCGTCTAGTGCATAATCTCTTCCTAATTCTAATCTGTCTGAGTAACTACCACGCATACTCGCTAAGAAGCAATCCCAAAACTTGTTCACCAAACTTGCAGAAGAAAGCTTATTCATTTGGCTATCTATTATTTTTTCGAAAATGGTAATAATGCTAGTTAAATTAAAGCTGAAATCTACATGATCTGAAAGCAACTTGTAAAACGAACCTAAAACCGAAAGATTTTGAATCATACGTGGATTGGCGTTTGGTTTCAGTTCTTTCAGCAGCTTCTTCATATTTCTGTACACAAAGACAAAGTTACCTTCCACTAATTTCCTATGCTTCAGTAAATCGTTTGTTAAAGAGGAAAATCCTTTTTGAACGTAATCTGAAAGGATTTGAAAGTTCTTTTCGTCTTCCTCAGAAAAAACGCCTTTGTCCATCAGATTCCAAATAAGCCGTGTAATTAATGCCTCTTGGTCAGGAACGTAATTACCAGTAACAATTGCAGAACTCAAGACAGGAACAGAATTCATGGAAATACGGCTCGTGATGCTCGCCGTCTTATATCCATCTCTATCCCAAACCCCTTTGAGCATACCGTCTAGTTCCGGATTGCCCGGTTTATATTCACTATATTGAGAAATCCCATTGCAGAACTGTGCCAGCTCACGTATCTTTCCTTTTTGGGTACTAGCGTTTCCTTCTAGGTTAATTGAAACCTGCGGTATGCCAACAAAAGATTTAATCATAGAAGCTAGTTGGTCTTTCCCAGATGAAGCTGGACCATATAAGAACAAAAGAGGGAACGAGCTCAAATGCTTAACTACAATGTCCTGAAAAATTGAAGATACGGCAAACAAAATTCCCATAATACCGTGGTTGCCATGTACCAGGTTAGCCATTTTGCAAACTTCAAAGAAATTAGCCTCTGTCTTGATGCTTAAAAAACTCTTTTGTGGCAGGTATTTATACGGATTATTAATGTAAATGCGATTTGCTGAAGGGATATAATACGCCACTTCCTTGTGGCTAAAGCAGCCGTTTTTGTCAATTTCCAATTTCTCTCCGTGTTCTGTAACAATTAAGTTATTCCAGACCCAAAATCCTTCAGGTTGCCAACCTAACACATCTATCTGTCTACCAGTACCCATGAAGTCAAATAAATAAAATTTGAGTAATTGATGTTCTTTTCTGTCGCCCTTCCACTGGTAGTTTCCGTATAGGGTAATAACATCTTCAAAGGTGCTAGGTTTGTTCATCAAAGCAGAGTCTACATCAAAAACCGATTCTTTGTTGTGTGTATTTTTTATACGAACTAATTTCTTAGAACGATCTTCATCTTCCATGTGCTGAATAATTTCAATAGAAAAATTAGAAACCGCCTTAAAACCATAGGGCGGATTTTCTCCATACTGCACATATATTTTATTATTCGCCTGAAACAATCTGTATTTCTGTATGAGTTTAATATACTTTTCTAGCGGTTCTTTTACATCTTCAGGCATTTCATATAAGTTGTAATTATCCAGCTTATCTTTTATTCTTTCCTGCGGAGTTACTTCTTGCTGTTTTTCCAGTTCTTTAAATAACGAATTTATTTTAGCCTGTGTAGTCCCAGATTCTTTTGCTAACCACTTCAAGTAAATGTCCTGCATACCATCATCTTTTATGGAAGAAATAAGAGACAACATTTCATTTGCCATTTGTCTGTTTTCAACTTCGTCGTGCGATTTTTTGTTTTCTAATAAGAATCTAAAACCATCTTTCCAAGACTTCTTGTTGTTAATGTGGTCTAGTGAATTTTCATCTACTGCCTGTATTAATCTAACGTAATCGTCTGGGTCTGGTTTTTTAGGAAGAGAAATTGTTTTTTTATTAATGTTTAAAGGCGCTAAGTCTTTTTGTTCTACTTTTTTAAGATTACAATATGGTTGTTGCACGTAAGGCAATTCAACTACATAACATCTGAAATCTGCTTTTAAGAATTGTTGAATCTGCTTAATCATAGCTTTAGTCCCTGCTTTGTCTGGGTCTAAGCAAAAGACAACATAGTCTGCAAATTTCCGAAGCATTTTGATTTGGTTTGTTGTAATTGCTGTACCGCAAGGCGAAACTGTATTTGGTATGCCAAAACGCTGCCAAGCAATAACATCGTTATAGCCTTCGACTACCCAAGCCGTTCTAGACTTAGCAATGCTGTGTTTCGCAAGATGCATTCCATACCAGAATTTATCCTTTTGGTACAGCTCTGTATTCATAGAATTTATCCATTTTGCGTACTTCTTATCTTTGCTTAGGCTACGACCTGCTAAGCTCACAGGCTTGGGTTTACCTGCAAATACTTCTACAAATGGATATATTACTCGGTTAACCCACTTGTCTTTTTCGTCTGTAATTAAGAACAAATCCTTTGCATCTTGCTTTCTGCCATTCTCCACACAGACGTCATAAATATATCTGTGACCAGGAGCGTAGCCAATGCGTAATTCTTTAGCGAGCTCTTCTGTATATTGGCGTTTTTGAAACACTTCTATTTTAGCCGGGTGATTTGCGGGAAGTTTCCAAAAAGCATCTTCAAATTTTTTGATACACGCATCCATTAAAGGTAGCAGGTCTTTCTTTTTTTGCTGCTTTTCTTCATATACTTTAGCTTGCGCTGCGTTTTCTGCCACTACAGGAATACTGTATTTATTTGCAATGTGTTTAACAGCTTCTGGGTAGCTCATGTGCTGGGCTTCCATAAGGAAACTAACCGCATTGCTTCCACTTTTTCCTGAAGAAAAGCATTTCCAAATTCCTTTTACTTCTGAAACGGAAAACGAAGGAGATTTCTCGTCTACAAATGGGGACAATCCAAAATGATTAGCTCCTTTCTTTTTTAGTGTTACAAATTCTGAAATGACTTCTACTATATCTGCCGTTTCAAATACTTTGTCTATCGTATCTTTATTAATGAGCATACATTTTGAGTTTGAGTGTTAGTGATTTTATTTCCTCTTCATACTTTGGCTTCAAGGATTGTTTGTCAGTTTCGGTGAATAGTTCCGAATCTTCCAACTGCTGCAGTTGCATCTTGGCTCTGTTTATATCTGACTTAATTTGATTTATTTTTCGCATGGTTTTTGGGTTAAATCTTGTTAAATTTATACTGGTATCTTCATTTTTTCATGATGAGGCAATTCTAAGAGTTGATAATGTGAGATGTACTCATCAGAGGTTCTTCCTCCTTCAATATAAAACATACCATTTCCAAGATGACCTTGCCTAACCGAATTCCAATTGGCATTTTGTTTGTTTCTTTTCATTAGCAACAATGGCACGTCTTGCATTTTCTTCTTTGGCTTGACTGTGGCTTCAATCCATTTTGGAACAGGTTTAGATTCTTTTATTTTAACGTGGTTTGGAAATACTTTTAAGGTTTCTTTATAAACCTTTTGTGTTTTTTCAAACCCAATGATATCAACTATTTTTCCTGATAAAAGTTGTTCTCTTAATTTGTCTGTGTTTTGCATAATTTTGTTATTTAGGTTTAATTTTAATGGGTTTTTTCAATTTCTCTGGATGTATAATACACGTCAGGTTCTGCACTAATGTTGTAGTACCTTGTTTCGTTTTCAAATTCTACAGTTACTTCTATAGAATGATTGATGAGCTCGTAATCTGAAACGGAGTTATAATATTCTCCAAATTTTTCTGCCGCTTCTTGAAAGGAATGCGCTCTAATTTCTTTAGCTTCATCTCCTAAGTATTCTTCAAAATAGACCAGGTACAATGGTGCGCAATCTTGATTATTCCAATGCAGTTCTTTACAGGTTTTGCATTTGTTGTATTTTATCATGATGTTATATTTTTTGCTTTAATCCACCATATACTAGTACTACATAGGTAATGGCTATAGCTAACAGGTTAAGTAATAAGTAAAAAGGAATTTGACAGCTTGGCCAGTAGAGCAGTTTTACAAATAGAGCAATCATAGTCAGTAGTTCAATTTTAATAAGTGTTATGCTTATGCTTTGAATTTGGTTTAATGGTTGCTCCTCAAATTCTGGGTAACCGTTTGGGTGGTGTGGTCTGTTTCTCATTACTTTTTCATTTTTTCGTTAAAAAAAACCATATTTAATTTAGAAGTTTGATTGTTTGCCGCTCTGGTCATAATGCCTAGTACATCAAAAACAGGCAGGTTATGATCTTCAAATACAACAATGTCATAAATGGCGGCTAGAACGGCATAATTTGAAATTATTCTATTGTCAGTTATTAAAGAATTTGAAATTAAAGAATCTTTAAATGAATGATATTTTTCTAAAAACTGTGATTCTACTTTATCTCGTTTGGTTAAAAAGTAATTGGTGTGTTCTGTGAGGGTCTTTTTTGCAAGCTCTTTTAGCTGTATGAAACCTTCATCGTTATTATTGTTATACATCTCTAACAAAATAGATTTAGATATTATTTCAGAAGAAAGTAAGTGTCTGCTTATTACAATGCAAGACGAATTTGACTTACCATAAGTATTTAATCTTTCGTTGTAAAAACCAACCCTACGAAAACCTCTATTAAAAAAGGTTTCTAAGTTTTTGTTCGCAGGTAAGCAATCTTGAAAAGAATTTATTCCGTTAATAGTCTCGTTGTCTTTTATAATTAACAAATCTTGATTGGTTGTGCCTCCTTCATAAGCAGGTCTACATTCTCCAAAAAAAGAGGTTAATAAATTTGAAAGCGAACTTTTTCCAGTTGCATCTTGACCATACAAGTATAAATGCGGAAAAAAATAAAGTTGTTTCTCAACTACATCTTGAAATATGGAAGCTATTGCAAAAAACACTCCAATAATAGCCTGCTCACCGTGTACTTGCTTCACTGTATGAGTAAGGAAATTAAAATCTATAGATGCATTTTTGGAAACACAGGCAATTTGTTTTTGGTATTTATAAGCATTTAGAGGTTTTTTTAATGCGCTAGGCACAAAGTATGAAGTGTTTTTTATTTTAAAAAAACCATAATCATCAATCTTAATCTTTCTTCCAGAGGTAGTGCAAACTTCATTGATCCAAACCCAGAAGCCTTCTTTTTGCCAACCTAAATTTAAGATTTCTTTTCCTGGTTGAGCAGATTCTAATATGAAGCTTTTTAGTTTATTATAATCTAAGGAATTTCCATTCCATTGATAGTTTCCTTCCAAACATATACGGTCTTCAAATTTGCTTTTAGCTTCTTTTATTACGTCTTGTAAATTCATTATTTGTTTTTTTTATTTTTATCATAAATAGCTAGTCATATACTTTTCCTGCTATGTAGATTTTCATTGTAAGAAGTTTTGAGGTTTGTCGCATTTTTTGGAGGTGTACACCCATACCCATGGGTTGGATTGCCAGTTATCTAAGCCATAAATATCAGCCCAAATTTTCATAAATCCTAGTTTGTAAGTACTCATAGGGTTTAATGCAGATTGCTTTGTTAATTTAGAACTTGCATTAACTAGCTTTACAAAATCATCTATTTTTATCCCTTGAGATGCACCTTCATCACGTGCATCTTCTTCGCTAATGTTTTGCAATCTCTCTAAACGTATATCAGCTACTTCTAGAAAAATTCGGCAGGCTTTTTTAGGCATAAAGATGGACGGTTTCCAATTAGAGACTAGTTTATTATGTTTATACACTTCAAAAACTTCTTGCATATTTTTATCTACATCTGCTTTATATACATAGGTTGCATCGGTAATTTCTTTACTGTATTCTGCGAATGTTTCTCGCACCCAAAGGATATCTCCTGTTTTAATTTTGGACTCAACAGTAGAATACTTTCCTAATGGATTCCCTCGAACATCGCAATGCTCCATGTAATGCGTATAAGAGCCATTAGATTGTTTATGACTTGATTTGCATTCATAAATAAACCAATCCGGATTTGTATTAAATTTTTCAAGACCTTGCGTTCTCCTAGTCTGCGTTTTCGAGCCGTTAAGAATAGCTTGCACCATTGGGGTGCTAAATAATATGGGCTTAATTTTCATTGTGATTTCTATTTGTTGATTAAAAAAGAAGCCCTTCCGGGCTTCCGGGTAATAGCCAATTTGGCTAGGGATGTACTATCGTACTAAATGTTCTTGTATAGCCTTAACAGCGGTGGATGTTTTGCAGAAAGTGTTTAATTTTTCTTGCAGTCTGCGCTTATAGTCGCTTAGGGTGTTGACTGTAATTTTCAACTTATGTGCTATTATCTTATCACCAAGGCCTTCGGTAATAAGTTGCAACACGTCCAACTGGCGTTGGGTAAAAACACTCTCCTTATAAGATATTTTTTTGGACTTCCAGAACAAACATTGGCAATTGTCTGAACAGCGGTAATTGTCAGTTGCCTGCATTTCCCCTATACCGTTGAAGTCGGCTACAGAAGATAAACTTCCAAACAAGCAAGAAGCATATTTTTCAATCCCTAATTTAAAACCTAAGTAGCCTAAGTCTTTTCTTGCACATGGGTCGGCTAAAAAAAGCTGTAGGATTTGGCGTTTAAGTTTTGGTTCTAGTTCATGAAAGGAATTTACTTTTCCAGATTTCACAAAATAAACTTTCTTGGTACTTGGACAGGCAAAGATGTTAGTCTGGTTGTCTGTTGGAAACACACCTGCAGGTATGTTGTGGTAAATTGTCGGTAACGTTTGCATAGTTATATATATTAATTTGGTTTACTTGTTTTAGCTTAATTCCTTGGTTTGTAGTTCCAATTCTTTTAGCTTTTCTTTTTCTCTTTTTTTATTATTTAAAAGCTGTTTCCAAAAATTTTTAAAATGTTCATCTAATGCCTTGGATCCATTTGTATCTGTCGAGAAATAATTACGGATATGGCTAGGAGAATAGTAAGTGTTGTTTCTATTAAATACTTTTTCTCGAATTAAGTAGTCTCTAAATTGTAGAGAATAATTTTTCCCTGCTAGTTTTTTGACCATTTCTTTTGTTTTTTTTAGTTGACTCATATTTATCTGTGGTTTAGTGGAATTAATACTATTGTTATTCTTTTTATATTTGCATTATTGTTGCAATTCTTTTGCACTTTATTTGCGCAAATGTATTACTATAATCTTTATTAAGATATCAAAATCTCAATAAATAATATGTTAAAATTTATAAATACTTAAAAAACAAACACATGGACACAAAAAAAGAAGTTTCAGAAAAAACAGAAAAGAAAATTGGTATTGTAGAACGCATGGTGGAAGTAGCACTAGATAACAATCTAACAAGGACTGCGCTTGAACGAGGCTCTGGCATGACAAAGGGAACAATTATACAAGCCATGAAGGAGGAAAGACCAATTTCTACACACAGCTTAGAACTATTTATTAAGTACGCTCCTAAATTTTTAAACGGTAGAAAATTAAATTACGAATGGTTACTTGAAGGTGTTGGAACGAAATATTCGAACGCTTATAGACGTTTAGACCCTAAGAACTATGTTAATGAAAAAACCGAACAAAGTGATTTTAATGAACATCTGCTTGTTGCTTTAGACAATAGAGACGTTCAAGAAAAGCTTATGGAAACTATTAAAGAGGCGCAATAACGCCACAAATGCAATTGGACTGGTAGTGGTTGCGGGGGTGTTTATAATCCTGTCGCGATCACAAAAGTGAAAAAGGGTAGTAGAAAATTTAGCTAGGGTTTTGAAAATTAATAACTTACAAAACCCTTTTTAAATGACAAATTTAAATTACACTCTATTTGACGGAAGTAGTGCCACAAAAATTGCCACAACAAATATAATTGTGCCATTACAAATCAATTTTAGAGTTCGAGATTATGTTTCTGCGGTTACCGGGATGTCTCCAGTAGTATTGCATATCTCTCAAAAAAGCAAGCGGAAACGCATAAGCCTTGACGTTCATGTGACTAAAAAAACATGGGATGTTAAAAAACAACGCTCAAAAAAGGATGAAGATTTAAACCTTTATCTAGACAATATTTATAAAAAAGCAACTGAAATACGTACTTTTTATAGGCTAAATAACTTATTTTTAAGTCTTGACCGATTTATAGAAGAGTTTGAAGCAGGATTTTCAAAAAATAATTTCTTGGAATTTGCTCGGTTTTTCTTAGAAGAAACGGAACACACTTACAGCCAAGGCACATACAACAGGTATAGTTCTGTTTTGGCCAAAATGAAACGCTATAAGGAAGAATGGTTATTCTCTGATTTGGATTATGGTTTTATGCAAGACTACACAAATCACCTTTTGAAAATTAATAAGGAAAGCACGGTTATGGCGAATCTTAGTGCTATACGGAAGTTCCTGAATGCAGCAAAAGCAAAAAACATCAAGATGCCGCTGGAAATAAAGCAACTTAAAATTAAAAACATAAAATCTAATCCGGTACATCTAGAAATTGACGAGCTGCAGAAGATGTGGAAATATTATTTCTCGGATTTTATACCGCAGAAACACCAGGTAACTTTAGGTTATTTCTTATTTGCTTGCTTTACTGGTTTACGGCATAGCGATTTGATGCAGATTGAACGGCAGTATATCACCGACAAAATTAAACTGATTAGCAAAAAAACAAATGAACCTATAACCGTAAATGTTACAAAGAAAGCGAAGCAGGTTGCTGACCAATGTCATTATTTATTTCAGAAAAAAATAACGCTCCAATATTATAACCGCCAATTAAAAGACATTGCAAAATTTTTGGAGATAAAAAAGAATCTAACTACACATGTTGGCAGACATACGTTTGCTACCAATTACATACGCATGGGCGGAAAAGAAACCGACTTAATGAACATCTTAGGGCATTCAAGTTTGCGAATGACGGAGGTGTATGTAAATATTAGCTATGATGAAAGTATGCGGAACATAGATTTAATTGATAATGTTTTTTAAGCTTCGGTATGAAACTCCACTTCAGCGTAGTCTTTATCATTTAGTCTTACTATATATTCCTTAATATAGTGGACTTGGTTGTAGGCGAAGCTTTTTTTGTAAACGGATACAAGGAGAGCTTCTTCTATACTGATGATGCTGCTCCATTTGAAAGTGGTTGCGCTTAATCTGAAATTCAACCAACTAAAATACGCCTCTTCAAAAGTGTTTGGTAGAAGTAAAGATGTTGGATTTAATGTGGAGTTGGTGGTTTCTGAAATACCATCGTCGTAGAAAACCGCTATTTCGCTTTCTTCTTTGCTTTCAAAATTGGTGGTGGTATTTCCGTTTTTGGTATCGTGGAGAACTGGATAAAGACCTATGTTTATTTCTTCTGTATTTTCGTCCTTGTTTATTTGGTCGGTTTGGATTCCTCTTCTGGAGAACATGACTTGCTGGTAAGTAGAATCGTCTGTTTTTGGGGTGAAAGATAATAAGTAGGATTTCTCTTCCGCAAACTCACGGCTTGGGTTTTTGATTTCTGTATTGGATAAATCTTGAGTTACATGCTGGTCTACCACGTTTTTAATTAAGTTCATTTGTACTAGGGCATTGGTTACATCTATAGTGATGCCGTAATTAAACCAGGACATAACCGCTTTTACAAGGTCTCCAAAGGTCTTGTCTGGCATGGTTTCGTTTAGTTTTACTCGATCTGCTTCATTAAGTGTTGGAACTAAATTTGCGCCAACTAAGGAAGCTAC